GCTGCTTCTGGCGCTTCTTCTGCAGGCGCTTCAGGTGGCGCATAGCCAATACAGCACCGGCAGTTCACAGCTTCGCCTGGCCAGTGCGTGCCGTCTGCACAATCAAAGCCATCATCCTGGTCATAAGGTATTTGCGTGCCGCCAATTCCTTCTGGTGCATCTTTGTGTGCAGTGCGCACCTTATCATCATCTGTATTAATCCACACGAAATCAAGATGGCTGCCAGCGTCTTTGCCCTGCTGAATCGTGGCCTGATTGAATGCATCAACAGTTTCGCTTCTGGCAATACGCTGTGCGCGCCAGGTTTCCATATCGTCACCAAAGCAATCCTTCACACGCGCTGTGGTTTTGTCCATTGATTCACCTTCTTCAGCGCCGCCAAAGATTGCATTCTTCAACATATCTTTTGTTTCGTCAGCAATTCCTTTGATTTTATCGCCAGTTTTGCTGGCCATATATTTTGCCACATATGCCAACCACGCGTTGGCCTTCTGTTCGTGTCCACCAAAATTTTCTGTTGCAAAAGTGTATGCGCTGCTGCCTGCGCTTTCCCAAATGCGCCTGATCATTAAGCGCATCAGTGGATCGAAAGAATCAACTGCGTTGTTGACTTCTTCAATTCCTTTTGGAACTGCTGCCATCACTGGCTGCTGCATCTGGTGGAATGCGTTCTGCACTATCTTTTCAGAAAAAGGAAAAAAACGATCGCGCCTTTTGGACAGTGCGCGGTAATAGCGCCTTTGCTGTTTCTTATCGCGCAGGTCATATGCCATCGTATCTTCCACGCGTCAGCATCAAAACTGCTTTTTTATCACCTTTCATTTCGTGCAGTTTTATGTGTTCGTCTTTTGGTAAGCATAGAAGGTTTGATGGATCAGAATTAAATATATCTTTATCTTTGTGGTGTATGTGGTAGCCTGCAGGAATTGTGACTTTAAAATGCTGTTCCCACGTTCTGCGATAATCAGGATGCCTGCGCACAGGAACATCTTCTGGAACATCAACAAATTCTGGAACCAGTGCATATTGATTCATTCCCTGATTATACACTGTTACCATTCCCACACGGAAATTACGAAAGGGACATCTTTGCTTTGATTTCAGCAATTGTTTGCATCAGTGCTGCTGCAGGTTCTGGCGCTGCAGGTGGCGTGTTGCCATTCCCTGGCGGAGAGCCAACGCCAGGTGGTTTTTCTGCTGGCGGAGTAACAGCAGGCGTGGCTTCAGCGCCACCTTTTCCGGTGTCAACAGTTAAAAGTGCAGTGGGTTCCAGGAACACTTCACAATCTGGCCTGGCTTCAAAGCCCACATCTTCACGCATTTCATTCACAGTGATGATTCTGTTTTTAACTAAATCAGCGAGCCATGCAGCTTTCGTGGCCAGGTCATCCTGCAGAACTGTGATATTTTCCAGATCTAGTTCAAATTTATAATCTGTTCCATAGTCTGGCGCTAGAAAGTGATTAAGACCATCAATAACTTTTCCCATTAGCGGCAGAATGCTGCGCGTGTAAACCTGCCGCATTGCCTGGTCCTGATTTTCATAAGTGGCCTGGCCAAACAGCAGTTCCTTTGGTATTCCGAGAGCCATACAGATTTCGTGCGCAGACAGGTCCATGACTGTTGCCCAATCCATGTCTTTGGGACTGCCAGAAAGTTCCTGGAAATCACGAACGCCATCAAGCAACGCATATCTGCCAGCACTGGAAGCGCCAGCGTGCTGTAGAACGTTATCTTCAATTTCTTCCTGCTGGTTTTCTGTCAATGGTGCTTCACCAAAGAATACGCCACCCAAACCAACAGTGTTTTCAAGCTTTGCCTTATTCCATTCACGTGCAACGTTGTTAAGAAAGATGCTGCTGGTTGCTGCCTCTGCTGGCGAAACGCCATCAAGATTGTTGACAGGATCAACCAGTGTGCTGTGCAGGACTTCTTCAGGTTGATAGGTTATTGTGTCCTGCGTGGTTTCGTTTGGAATATATTCATAGTGGTCAACGCCACCAGTGTCATTTGGATAAACCTTAACTTTATCAGGGCGCAGCAACTGCAATTGGTTGTTTGGTTTCGCTTTGTGAACAAACGCGTTGCCAGTAAGTATCAAATGCAGCAACCAGGTTTCCTGGAAGTCATGCCAGTTCTGTTCGTCAGATGGCCAATCCAAAATCTGATTCATTGGGTGGCCTTCCACATCTGTCCAGGTGGTTTTTGTTTCACCTTCATTTGATGGATCTGGAACCATTGTTTTCTTAACAACGCCAATATCAATATCACTGGCGCTGTCAATCAACAGTCTGCACCCTCTGTAAAAAATAGGGTTCGTGCTGTAACCTTCAATGGCCATTGCCATGAAGTCCCTGCTGATCTGGATTGGTTGGCCAGGCGTGACGGTTATAATGCGCTGCTGGAAGTTGCCGCCACCAATTCCACCACCACCATATTGCTGATTAATCAGCGAGCCAAGAATATCTTTCACTCTAGAAGGAAAGCTTTTCTTTGGCGTTATGATTTTATACGTCTGTGTTTTATTAACTCGTTGTGCCATTTGAAATCATCACTGTGTTGTTAAGATGAACGTGGCAGGCAGCGCAGGTTGTTGTTGCGTCAAAATATGTTTTCCACACAAAGAAACCAACCACTGCGAAAGAAAAGGAAATAGCCAGAATAAGAAGCGCCATCACTAAGTTCCACTGCCACCTTTTAACCAAAATCGGCATATGTGTTTATTCCTGTCGTTATGCACTATTTGGTTTGCGCATATGCATTATGTCAGCCACATCTTCCTTTTGTGCATCGCGCCATTTCTGCAGGTCAAAGTCTTTCATTTCTTTATATACGCATTTGCCATTCTTTGCAACCACGATGCATATATGATGTTCGCCTGGCTCGCCCTGAATAACCCAATACCTGCCGTCTGGCACAAACCATCTGAAATGGTCGCTGTCAATCCATCCGTGTTCATACACTGTGGACATATCAACATCTTGTGCAAACCCACGTTCGTCTGTAGATTTTTTTACCACTCTAAACAGCACAAGTGGCGCTGCCTTCACGTGTATAATCAGTTCTGCAAACTTCTTTTCTTTCGTCAACCATATTCCAATCGTTGCGATTGTCGCTATTACTTCAAGATATGATACATTCATTTTTTATCTCACCACCTAATCATTCAATCAGCCACCTGGCTTTCTGCCAATCATCTTCTGCATACTTGTTTATAGTTTCCTGTCTGCATTTAGCGTGAACAACCCATATGTTTGTGTATGCAATCTTATCCGAGCCTTCCACGAACGGGGATTTGAAAAATGGCGCACGATATTCACCTGCAGGAATGACTTGATTGCAGATGCTGCAAATGAATTCAGGCTTCAGTATGATGTTCTGGATCACTGCAGAATGGTCACGAACGTATTTATCAAAGTGATGGTTGCCTTCTGTCGCGCTGCGTTCCATTTCCCACGCAATGCGCAGCAGGTCTGTCAGTTCTGTGTATGTGTCATGGCCATCATTTTTCCCTGGTGATTTATCACCAAGTTTGCAGTCATCACATTCGTGCATCATTCGTTTATCCTAAATTTTTTGACACCGTTATGATTGCGCACTGTAACGGTGCGCCATTTGTTTAAGTCCTGCAGATTCTTTGATGCCGTCCTGTAGTTTTGATTTGTTGCTGCCGCCACTTCTTTAATTGACAACTCCCTGCCACGCTGTGCGCGCAATACACGTTCGACATCCTCTTGTGCCATTATTTCTTATTGCGCCATTTCCATATATCAAGAACTTTTAGAAAAGTTTCAAACGCTTCTGAAATCTGATGGTAATGCATATGTTGTTTTGCAATAAACCCATAAGCAGGCGTTATGTGAATTACGAAGCACAAGTCAGGACGTGTGCCTGTGGTTTCTTCATATGCCATCGCATATGCTGCCATCTGCAGCGCGTGCGTGTCATAGATTGATTTACCAGATTTGAAATCAATCAGTGCAGTCACAGGTTCCTGGCCTTCATCTTTGTTTTTCATCTTACAAACCAAATCAGCAGTTCCTGCATAACCGTATTTATCGCTGTATAACGTAAGCTCGGTTTGTTCATCAGAAATTTCATTGTCAACAAACCACGCACCAGCGTTCTTGATAAGTTTCGTCATATCAGGATCATTTGCCAGCATTGGTTTTATATCATCGCCTTTAATCCAGCGTTCCAGGACGTTATGAATATATGTGCCGCGTGCGCCTGCAGCATCGCGCGTGATGTCTGGCTGTTTTTTGGCTTTTAACAACAGCAGGTCAATGTCAACATCACGACCAGTGGCTTCTAAATCATTATAATCGTGCGCAATACAGCGCGCCATTTCATTCATCTTCCAGGTTGCCAGAAAAGGTTTGTCTAATACGCCAAGAATCCACGTAACACGTGGTAGGTCTTTGCCATCTTTTTGATAATGTGTGCCATCAAATCCCATTATATCACTCCGTATAGTTTTATTAATAACAGAATGAAGCATGTGGCGTTGAATGCTTTCCACACGCGTTCATCATTTAACCACTCCAGGTGCTGGCTACTTTTCATGTGGACACCTTCCAAGTATGTGTTTTGCGAAATTGCAGTTGTGACAAAGCACCTGGAAACCATCAGGATAATTCTTTTTTATCAACCACAGATAGAACCCAAAGCCGCCACGTGGTTTGCCAATTTTGCGCCTGTGTGCGTTGCCACCACCATCAATATGATCTATACAAAGAAACACATCTTCTGTGTCACCACAGCAGGCGCACATTGGGACGCTTCCATTGCTGTATTTCCTTAAAACATCTGCGCGAATTTTTGACGTATAGTTTTTATTTGTTTCGCTGATGTGTTCTTTGTTATTACCGCGCCACACAATCTTTGAATTGTTGCGCCTAATCGCGCGGCACGAATCACAATATTTTTTATATTGTGCGCGTGTCACGATTTGTGTGCCACACATTTCGCAGGTTGTGATTAAATCACAGTTTCGCGTCATTTTCGCATACCACCAAACCAACGAATTCGCTTTCTCCCCTGTGATTGTTGCAACATTGCTATAGCACCCGCTACAGCATCAAGTTGATCATCATGATTTCCCCCATCAGGATAAAGTTCTGCTTCGTCTAACCAATCAGAAATCCACGCGCCACTGATAAGTTTAAGATTTCCTGCTTCCGCGTGGCTGCTGACAATGGAAATTCTGCTTTCCTTTGGCCCTGTTGGTCTGTATGCGCGCAGGTTGCGATCCTGCAGGACTGTGCGCCTGTAATAGTCCAGGACTTGAACGCCAGACGCGCCAGGTTCCTGTTCCATAACGATTGCTGTCTGCATTCCGTCTGCGTCCGCTGTCCTGCGTATCATCTTTTCAACATCGTGCGCTGTGGATTGCGTTCTGATTATGTTCTGCAGATAATAAACACCGTCTTTCATTGCCACCAGCGCGCCTGCTGTATAGTCAGGATCGCGCCCTGCTGCGCTCTTTGGTGTTGCTGCCAAATCCCAAAATCTCACACGCGTGCAGCCTGCTGGAATTGCAGGCAATGTTTCAAACCACTGGCGCAAAAAGAAGCCACCAGTTGCCACAGAATCCCAGTTGCCATCTAGTAGTTGCCCACGCGTGATGACATCCAGGTTTGCCAGGCTCTTTTCATACTCTTCACTGTCGAGATATGGATTGTCACGCGCCCACGCTCGAATGACTGTGCGCCCTTTGGTTTCACCTTCAATTAAGAAACGCTGTTTAACCCAGTTGTGTCCACGTCCACCAGGATTGCTGGTTGACCAGATGCGCAGCGGTATAGGATCATCTTTTGTTTTCCTGTTTCTGCTGAATAGATATAGATAGTGTGGTTCAATAAACTGCGTCAGTTCGTCAAAGCCTATGAACTGCCACTGCGCACCCTGGTATTGATCCAAGTCTTTCTGTGTTGCAAGATAGCCAAACGTAATAGTAGCGCCAGAAGGGAACGTCCACTGCTTTTCAACAGCATCCCAGTGTGCAGACTTGCCTTTTACAGCCACGCCATCGAGCCACTGGTGCGAAACGTCCATCAATGCGCCAGGCAATGCCAGATCTTTATATGTTCTGCGCAGTATTAACGCGTTATAGTTTGGTTCCGTGACATATTGCAGGGCTGCCATCATTAAAGACCACGACTTGCCTGGCCCTGCTGCACCGCCAAATAAGCATTCACGCGTAGGACAGCGCAGGAAGCGTGCCTGCTTTCCATATGGATCAAGAAACGTATCGTCTGGAAGCTGTATTGAAGCAACCCAGGGATTAAGATAGACTGTTTCCAGCAGACGCAGGTCATCATCTGTGGGATTAAGCTCTGCAACCTTCTGTCTGATTGCTTTGTCAATCATGTTACCTCTTCAACATCCATTGGTAGTCCTGCAATAAACTGTTTAATCCACGCAACATCCAGTTCTAATCGTTCAATGCGTTGCAGCATTTCTTTGTTTGTTGTATCCATTTAACCACTGCGATTATTTCAGAAAAATTTTGTATCAACTTGGACGGCGGCCGGTTTTGGTTTGAAATTTCCCAGGAATTTCTGGCGCGCCATTATGAATTTCCGTTAATAGATATTTTCGGAAATGATTAAGGACACAGCATTGTCTATTGGTTGCATGTGAGTATATACACAACAATGTGTGTTGTTCTTGAGTATTGTCTATAACGAAGGGCGTGTTGCCCTTAGTCATTGAACAAAACATATCTTTTGTTCAATCGTCACATACCTCTACCACTTGCGCCTTCCACTTGTCAATGCGTTTGTCAATAGGTTCCGTTGCAACGCTGCCTTTGTGTGTAACTTCCTGTGTGCTGTGCGTTCCATATTCATCCTTCCATCTATGTTCAGCCAACCATTCCATCGCCTTCCTATCGCCTTCTGTTGCCTTCTTAACAATGCCTGCCAAAACATTCTTCTGAAGTTGTGCCTCGGCGTTGAGTATTTGTTCACGAAATTTGTGGTATTTGGGATGATACCCTGGATCATCAGGGCCAGGTTCGCCTTCATTCATCCAACGAATGAACGTGCCTTGCGCTACACCACACGCATCACACGCCTTATTATAATACATTGCTTTGCTAATACAGTCGATTAAGTTCTTAGTTAATGCGCGTGTGCATTTGGTAGGTCGCCCTGCCTGCCTTCCTTTAACCATCTAACATCACCACATCAATCACAACACACAGGTGGTTCATCATAGCATGCCAACCCTGGGTCATCGCTATCAACATCACGTGGCCACGTCTTTGCTGCCAGTATCTTGTATATGCGTGGCACGTAATACACCATCATTGCTGCATATGGCTGCACTGATTCAATGTGCAGTTCATAGAATGAATAAAGCAACCTATATTCATATTGCTTTAACACCTCATATGATGGTTCAATATCAGGTGTATTATGCCTATCATAAACCACACGATATAATTCATCTGATGCAAAATGCGCAGGCATTCAGGCATTCACCACACTGATCACTGATGCAGGCGTGACACCAGGCGTTGGTGCTGGCCCAATCTCGCTTTCTGCTATAATAGTCCAGAAGTCAGACGCAATTGCGTTGGTAATATACGCATTTGGCAATCGTGCAAACCCTTCAAATCCCCAACTCGTATTCCAACTATTCACAAGCCACAGATTGCTTGCATCATAACCACAGAACAGCATACAATGCCCACCTGCAACTGGATCATTGCCACTTGGATATGGAATAATGGGCAGTGCATTTGCACTTCCACCAGACACATTAAAGATGCTGTCATAAACAGTGGTTCCAAACGTCACACAAAAGCCAGATGCCAATGCAGTCTTTATATTAAGAAGGGTTTGCGCACTGCCTGCCGTTGAATCAAGTGCATAATAATTCGTTGCCTTATTCTTAACTGCGTCAGTCGCACAGGACGCAGGTGGCGCGGCATCAATGTTCGTGTCAAATGGCCACAGTGATTCGTGGCAAATGCCATATTGATCTGTTGCCTTTACACCAGCACGCACATCTGCGCCATTATCACCTGGAAATGTGCCTGATAATATTCGCGCATTTCTATATTCATATTTAATATTGCCAGGAAAATACTTTCCAGTAAGACGCACCTGGCACGATTCAAACAACTTGGTCACGCCTTCAGAAACACAACAACCAATGCCATCCTGGTCATTGACAGTTAAAATTTGGCTTCGTAAATCAACAGTTGTTGGCAATTTGACTGCCTTTTTTAATGTCAAATCTTCAAACTTATAATCCCTGTGATCTGGTTGCTGCCTGAGCCATCCGCCCTTAAATTGTTCTTTATCCATTTTCTATTCACCCATATCGCGCACTTCAATTCTAGTGCGCCCTTCTGCCTGCATTCTAGTAACTGCTTTTGCAGATGCCTGTTTCATAAACGCTGTCATCCACGTTTCAAAGTCAACAAGTGCAGCATCTGAAACTTGTGTTGCGCCTGCTGAAATTAATTCGTGTCTTAATTGGTTTTTGCTTATCATTTTAAATCAATCCCTTTGGTTCATCAATAAATCCAATACAATCTTCCTGGCGCGTTTTCTCATTAATCACACAGTTGTCATACACGCGCACATAGATTTTGCCATCACCATCTGTTCTTGGAAAAACACGAAAAAACAATGACGTGCATTTGAAGCATTTTTTAAACACTTGTTCCAATCCATCATCATCATCAAATTTGACATTAAACACGATGCTTTTATTTGCTTCGTGTTCGTGTGTTGTTGCTCTTTGAACAATCATTGCAGAATTTCCTTTTACGTGTGCCTGCCAGTTTGACAATTGAATTTCCTACCCGTTTGCGCCAGACAATTTCAAATTGATTGCCACACTTTTCACACGTCAGTATGTCCACCTGTTCATATCGTGGCCTGTCAATTATTGATCGTGGCGCGGTCATCATCTAGCCTGGCTTAAAAAATCAGGACAACCTGCACCCATCGCAGCAACCATCAAATTGTTGCCTTCGTCATCATACAGATAATTGCACTGTCTAAGTGGCACGCCATTTGTTTGAATAAAAACAAACAATGGATTGGCGCGCGCACAGAATTCACAGACAACCGGCGTTCTACTCGCTGGTGCATTCACTGCAAACACTTCCTGGCTGATCAATCCATTGCTGTTTGCCGCATTTGCTGCAGGTTTTAAGAATTTGCCACTTATAATCAGATGGTCCATCATCGCCAACCGTTGACCTGCGCAATCTGTCTGCCTTATTGTATTCAGCGCCTGGGATCATAGTGGCTTTGCCTTTCTGCTTGTCTTTGGGTTTGGATTTCTATGAATCCGTTTGGGTGCTTTCTTAACTTTGATAGCACCCACTTTAACGGCAGCATTTATGGCAGCCACGTTGGCTGCACGTTTTTGCTGCTTCAGTGTTGGCGCAATTGTTGATTTTGTCATTATATCACTTTATCTTTGAGATATATTGCGACCAACCAGACCACTTTGTGCCATCAAACGTTTGCACATACACAGAATGCGCAGAATCAACGCCCTGGACATAAACAGAAACGCTGTTTGTGCCGGTTGAAATTGATTCAATTGCAGCGCCTGGTAAAAGTATTCCCCCCAAACCCTGCCAACCAGACCACGCTGAACCAGTTAATGATCTGTGCCACAATCCTGCGTCAACTTTGCCTGCCGTGTCAGCACCACGAACAAACACATCTATCGTGCCGTTTCCACGCACAGATGCCTTTGGCCCTGCTGTGCATATTCCACCCAAAGAAACAAACGCCGTTGCTTTCCCTGCTGTGTCTATAGTCCTATACCAAATTGCTTTGTCCGAGCCAAGTATAAATTCATATCTCATTGTATTCACCATTATTTCAGATAAAATGCTGGCAGGCGTAATTGATGCTGGTGGTGCAGGTCCAATTCCGTTGGGTGGATATTTTGCCTGCAGGTTTGACACTATGGATTCAAAACCAAGTGACTTGTATGCGCTCAACATCCCATCATTGATGCCTGCCCATATTGCCCAATGATTAAGGCCACCATTTGCAGCCATCCAATCTGCCATTCCCAAATATGTCAGTCCTGAATTGTTCTGACTGTTTGTTAATATAGGATTTCCGTATGTCCAACAGCCTGCAAGTATGCCATTCTTTTTGCCTGCCTTACAGCCCTGCTGTATATATGACCATTCGTTATCGTAATAAGATTCCCAAGAATTCATCACAGTGAACGGATGCGAATAGAAATCTTTCCAAAGGCCACACTGGTCACAATTATAATTCACATAGCCTTTGAAATACTGTTTAAGAACATCCAAGTCACCTTCCCTGCCACCCTCACTGCTGACATATTGAACACCGGCGTTTGCCAGCGCCTGGAAATAACCAGTGAAGTTTGACAATGGCGCAGTCACCTGGCCACCTGCCCATATCACCTGTTCAATGTCCACGATGACGTTTAATCCTGCTTTCTTCAGGGTGGCCAGTGCTGCTGTTGGAATGCTCTGGTCTGAAACCACAAGCTGACAGGTATTAAAATGATGTGACACAAAATAAGGAACCGTCACGCCATCCTGCACAGCATTTGGTGTTGCTGAAAAATGATAGTCAATATTTGTTGTCATATTAAGTAACCTTCCTGCTTCTTATCTGTTTGCATTCTATATATAAAGTGCCTTCCATAATCACAAACCGTTCCCCCCAATTGGGTTTTATGTATATACATGAAATTTAATAAAGCGTATATGTCTTTCATGGGTTTACGGGGAACGATTATTTAAAACTGGTCATAACACTTTCTGGCATAAAATCTTCTTCTAAAGGAACCAGTGTGCGCACAGCGCCATAATATTCTGTTTTAACCTTCCACGCATCAGCATTCTTCCTTCCTTCAAAGTCTGCATCTTTATCAATTTCGCCAGCAACTTTGTCAATCAGCCCAAGTGCGTGCAGATCTTCAAGCGTGCGCCTGGTGTATGTTGATGACATACCTGTGAACTGTGCGATCAGTGCAGTTGCACGCAGTGTGTCTTTTAGCCGTTCCAACACTTTCAATTTGGCACTTGGTATGTTGTCTTTAATAATCCGGTAAGCAAAATCCCTGTCATCATCGTTTGCTTCCCTGGAATGAATGAATGCATGCACGCGTGCCATGCTGCAGATTGATTTGAACATTCTGGTTGGATATTCTGGTTCCGGCAAATCATCAATGTCCTTTCGCCAATCACGTGAAACAAATGCGCGCACTTTCGCCAGGAACGCACACAGGTTCAGAATGTCTGCTTCCATCGTCTTTGGCAATTCCGGCAATTCTTCACGCTGCAGGCGCTGATGCTGATGGTCAATGAATGCCATCGTTGCTTCGTGCAGTTCATCGCGCATTTCTTTTTCCTTTCCCATATTTTCAATTGACTTCAAACTGGCTTTCATTGGATCGCCTTTTGGCCTAAAAAACATCAACCTGGAACCAAGTGTTGAATTAAAACCCGAAAATCGTTCAATAGCACTTGTGCTGGCAAATAGAATATTGCTGTTGATGTCCCAATATGTTTTGTCAACACCGCGTCCCCACGATTTGTGAATATAACCATCAGACAGTTCACGAAACTGCGCAAATATCTTATTCCGTTCATCCTCTTTTGCAGACAACAGCGTGGTTAAGTCTTTGATCACCACCATTCTGTGCTGCAACTGTGGAATTACATCTTCATTTGTTTTCCATCCAGAATATAGCGCGCTGTCAGTTATTGTTGAAATGGGAAAAACAAACTGGTTGTCACGTTCACCAAAGCAGCGCATCATTTCTGTTTTCATACTTCCAGATGGACCAACCACGCCATAATACACTGGCTCAAATCCACAGAAATTTAACACCGCCACGCAAACTGGCGCAACGATGTTGTATGGTTCGATAAAAAATGCCCACTTATGAAAAACATCCAGCAGCGCGTCAACTGTGGCGCATTCCATAGTGATTGCTTCGATTGGAATTATCACATCACGGTTTGACACGTGCTTTCCATCAAACTTTATTTCTGCACATATGTCTTTTCCAGATATGGTTATTGAACCAGCAGTTCCTGGCGTGCCAAGTGGCTTCGTGTCCTGATTTGAAGATGAAACAAATTCAATGCCCTTCAATATGTCGCGTTCCAGGGTGCGTTCTTTAATCGGCAGTTTGCTGCGATGCAGTATTTCTGCAATCACATCAGGATCTTCTGTGAACGGCACGCACCTGGAAATCAATGATTCGCGCCCTTCTGATGCAGACCAACCAGAATCAATTGCTTCATAATCTCCATAAAATAATGTTGTGAACTTTGCGCCATTCTTTGCTGCTTTCGCTTTCGCAATCACATAATCAGCTTCGTCATCATAATCAGATTTCGCCAGTGGTTTATCAAATCGCTGTTTAACTGCACCAAAAACTTCATCATAAATTTCTTTCAGTTCTGCCTGCCTATCTTCTATGGTTGCAGGATATTCTGGAAACAAAGTATTTCCTGTAAAAGTCAAAAATCTGTTTTCAGACCAGAATTCAATGTTGCCCTTTTTGTTATGTTCACCAGGTGCTGGCGAGCGCACCCAAACATGAAATCCTTCGCCAGAAGGACTGATTTCTGTGTAGCTGTTCAGCTTTTTAATCCTGGCCTCTGCCAAGTTGTCAACCATTCCACCATCAATGCAATGATCAAAGTCAACAGCAGAAAAAGGATCGTTGGCAGACAACACGAAACCAACGCCATCATAACGATCAAGCGCATCAACACATTCATCAAACGTTGACCACGTGCTGCTGTCTGTGCTACTTGCGCGCTTATCTGTGCGTGGATTCATTGGAATTTTTTCACTATTGTTAAAAGTAACCCACTGTCGCAAATCTCGCAATTCAATAGGGATGTTTTGAATATTCATGATATATGAAAATAAAAAAAGTGGCCATCATTTGGCCACTGTTGTTTCCGTTTCTTTGTGTTTTTCGCGGTCAATGCGCACAAGTGTGCGTGATGGCAGGTCAATGCGCGCTTCAACATTAATCAGTTTGCCACACGAAGGGCAAAACAAGATTTCTGTCGCAATGACTGTTTCCGCCATTCAAATCACGCTGGCGGCAGGCGAAGCAGCACTTCAGGTGCAGCATAGTGCGCGTAAACAGCATATGCCAGTGGGATTGCAAAACTAAATCCCAATGTGAAGATTGCCAGGATTAATGCCACAACGATTGACACAATCCAACCTGCTGCAGATCCCCAAGATTTCTTTTTCAGCAACACAGTGCTGCTGCCTTCTTCTTTCACAGTGAATCCCTGCGTCATGAAGTCGTCAACCACACGATCCATTTCTGCCTTATCGGCAACTTCCCTTATTCGTGGACTTACCATATTTTATCACCTACTGGTTCCTTATGTATTCGTCTGCTGTTTCTAATCTACAAGCCAGAAGTTCATATTCATCTGTTCCAATACATTTTGCGCGCACCCAACCTGCAACAAAATTTAATGCAACAAGTGCGTCTGTCTTTTTCACGCTGTCTGCCATAGTTATGCCACCTTTGATTGCTTCATTGATGGTTGGCGCACTTTGTCAATATTGTTGTATAAACCATTGCTGGTCTTTGACACCAATATTTCACACTTCGTGCCGCGAATTTCTTTCAGGCGCATTGGGAATGGTTCATTCACGTCTTTGCCCAACATTTGGGCAACAACTGCCTTCAAACCACTGCGCGCACCCCAACTGCGATTCACGCGAGTTGCCAGGTAAACATCTTCATCCTGGTCTGCGTCTTTCGCTGCAACCTTAAACCACAGCATTATTTTATCAATGCCTTCTGCGTGCCATTGGTCAACAACCTTTGGCAATACCTGGTAGTTTTCAAATGTTGCCAAATACCAATCGTCATCTAGCAACACACGTGGCCCATCCTGAAATTCTATTTCTTCTGGTTCTTCAAATTGTTTCATATTTTAACTACTCCGTTAAGTGCAGCCAGCACTGTGTCCAGTGCTTCTGTTACAATTTCCCTGTCTAACAGACCGATACAAATAGCCTTCGAGAAATCGAAGGGCGTTTAATGCTTCTGTGTTTTCCATATCACCACCAATTCAACTTATTCATCAACGCTTGATTCTGTGCCATAAGAGATCAGCATGACAAAATTGCATGCTGGCCCTGTGTGCTGTTTTCCATCAAGCGTGTATGACCACGAATAAAGTTTGTCACACGGTTTGCAGTCAGTCTGCCAGGCAACCGGCCTGTTCTTTAGCCTGCAGAACACGTGTGACATTTCAGCAGTCCACCACGTTTGTTGCTGCCAACTTGGTGGCTTCTTCAAGCGCGGCGGTCAAACGTTTGATTTCGTCTGATTGATGCCTGATTTCGTCTGACTGTTCTGCAGCCTTCACTGCAAATCCTTTTTCAAGTTTCACAACTTTGATGTGTTCCTGGTCTGCGTTGTTTATCAGCTCGCTGCGTTCTGCCAGCATTCCCTTGATTCTGTCTGCTGCTTCCTGATTGATTTCAATATAGCGCGCACGTTCGCTGCTGCATGTGTTCAGTTTTGACATCAATTCCGCGTTCTTTTTTGATAACTGTTTGACCAGGTTGCAGTTTGCGCACTTTTCGTTTTGTGCAATCGTCAGCGCGTCAACTTCTGCTTCCAGCTCTGCGATTGTGTTTGCCGCAGCGTCTGGATCAGTCATATGTTCAATGCTTTCTTCATTAATCATTTTTCACCAACTTCAAATCATCAGTGTGCTTCGATTCGTTATATATTCGCCTGCGTTTCTTGATGCAGGAAGTGCAGATCGCAACGTGCCATTTGTTCAACAGCACGCCACAGTCTGCGCATCGTCTTTCACCATCACACAGTGTTTGTTCAACCACCATTTGTCCACCTGCGCAGCCGTTTTTCAATCATAAGCAGCAGACCAACCGCCAGTGCTGCTTCAATGAAGATGACTGCTTTTATGTCAAACCATAATGACATTTTATCACTTCCTGTGTGTGATGTCCAGATGCAACTGGCGCGCCAATGAATTTATTTCCAGTGCTGTTCGAACAGTGCCGCAGGCGATGCATTCATTTGTGTCACCTGCAATGTGTCCAGGAACGCGGCACGTGCTGCCATTGTCATATTCGCAGCCATCAAGCACGTCTGTCACATCTATTTCCTGTGGTCCTGTAGTAAACACTGTATTCTTCTGTTTTTTGACTTTTGTTTCCATCATTGTTCCATCCTATTATGCGCGTGTTCTGCAAACGTGCCAAGTGCGCCAGCACACTGTCGCATCTTATGCCGTATCGCACCAAGTTCTGCAATTTCCAGAGTTGTGAATTCTGTGATATGATCACGCTGTTGGTCTGCAACTCTGATTTCCAGGTTGTTTAAAGTGACAGAAATGCTGGCCAGTTCAGTGACCAGCACGTTTGGGTTTTTTTGCAACTAAATCACCGCCATTATGGCACAATCCGCGCTTTCCCATATCTTCCATTTCTTCTGCTGTGCGCAGTTCTGCTGGCCCTACTTCGTGTTTGCATTCCAGGCATTCATATGAATTCTTTGGATCAATCGATTTTGAGCCACAATAGGGGCAATACAGTGAATATTTGGTTATTGACATTTATCGCACCTTCTTTGTCACAAAGCCACGAAGGTCAACTAATGAGCTGCGTTTATTGAATTCTGACTGCGCGCCTTTTTCTGTGCGCACTGTTGATTCCACCAATTGGTTTTCAACCGTCAGCGTCTTTATCTGCAGTTCATATGTGGTTTCGTGGCCATCGTGTAGAATCAGGGTTGCAGTCATGCAACCCACAACCCAACTAGCAGCACTGCGAGCCAGGAAACCGCCATTGCTAGAAGTTCAAATTTCATTTCTGACAGTCTGCCAACATCGCGTGCGTTTGATACAGAAAGCCACGTGGTCACTGACGCTGCAGCAAACACGCCAAGCATCAATTCAAAGTTGTCCATCTTCAATCATCCCTGTATTGCTTCAGCTCATTGCGTGCTGCTTCCAGACCAGCTTCTGCTGCTGCCAGCTTCTGTTCCAGCGCATATACCTTTTCAGCATTAGCGCCAGATGCTTTGAAGTGTGGACAGTTATAGTTCATTTCTGGCCAAACCCACATGAAATTGTCGGTTACTTTGTTCTGTTTATTCCAATATTCACACTGGAATGTGTTCATCTGTTCGTCAGTGTCAAATTCAAAATCCAACACTGAAATGCAAAATCTGCAATTGTCTGCCATTTTCTTTTACTCCATTACCATAAACATTTCATTTTCTTTGCGCGTTCCAACACGTCATCTGCAGCATTCTGCAGTTGTTCTGAATAATAATTTCCCCAATCAGTGTTCCACGAATTCTTATATAACAGTGGATATTTGTGTTTAGGCTTCACGCGCTTTTGTGCTGCCGTGTTTCTGATTCGCTGTGGTTTCTTCCTTTTGGGTGCTGCCATAACTGGTGCTGTTTCCTTTTCGTTTTTCCATTCGTCATCAAATATTCCTTCCAACTTCACGCTGTTGCACCTGTCCATTCCAGAAGTCACATCGAAACGATCAATGAATATCTTAAACGTCTGGTTGTCCAGATGCACTATAGCATACCAGTTCTGTGGAAGGGAATATGCGGGTGTCATGTTACTCCATAAATTTTCAATTCCACGATGCTGGAACTGCTGCAGTGTTTTGTCGAACCAATAACTCACACCAGCACCGTTTTAAACAAAAGTATGTTTGCAGCCATTAAAAGTAAAATAAGCTGCGCCAATGCCAACACAACCAGGATTTCCCCCAATGGTGTTTTAGAAAAAAAATGCTTCACGCTCTTTGGATTCATTTTTCTGTTCACTCCTGTCGTTCTAAAACAGCAATCAGCCGCCAGGTGGCGGAGATGAAAAGACCACCTGGCGTGCCGTGTGCTGCGAGATAGATACCGACACAGACAAATGGACTTTTGACTATTTATAATTATTCGTCAATCAACGGCAGCGTTGGTGCATCTGGATGCAGTTCATCGTTGACTTTGATATGAAACATTTTAAACAGCACCACCCTGCGTGCGTGGATGTCATTCATCACTTCACGGTGCAATTCCAATGCCCACACGCCGTGTGCAATAAATTCTGTGTCCTGTAAAAGTGAAAGGATGTGGCCAAATGCCGCATACTGGTGGCTGTCGTGAACATCATAAACACGTTCAACATATTCCTGTTTTTCTTTGTCCCAAACCCTGATGCCAGCAAATTTTAGGCAGTGCAGTTCTTTATCAATCCTGCGCAGCTTCATTTGACAACGTTGGAAAGGAACAGTATCGTGTTCGTCTGGTTGCATTTAGGCAGCACAATGTGTTGCAGTGTTGCAGGTTATACTTTCCGCGCGCAACATATAAGAAGCAAAAAAAGAATTGGTAGGTTGTTGAAGGCCACGAAAATTGTTCACTCCTTCCCTTCTAAATGCTCTCTGCGTTTTGCCTGTGACCTTCAACAGCCTTTTTATTAACTAATTTTCGTTATCCATCAGATAAACCAGCAGTTCATCCACAGATTTGCAGCCACGTCTGTATTTCAAATCCATAGTGCGCAGCCAGGTTTCCCTATTCACGCGCAGTGTCTTTGTTTTCGCTGTCATTTAATGCTGTCCTCACCATGTCAACATACATTTCATGGATGAAATGTGTTGCTTCTTTGATTGTCTTATTCGCTTCTGCTGCAGTCATTCCAACCTTCAGCCGTCTGCCAATTTCCACGCCACAATCTGCAGCTTCGCCGTATTCCAATAAATCTTCTGTGGTTTTATCACGAAATGGATTTGGCAACATTCCATCGTCTGCTGCGTGCAGCTCGATCAGCGCCAGGGCAACGTTGCTGACCAGATCAGCGTGTTCTTTATATTCAGCAATAGCTTCTGCATCAAGAACAACGCCACTTTCTTCAAGTCTTTTCATCATTTCATCAATCTGTGTTCCCAAAAAATCAAAGTATTCGTTGCGTGCTGCGTGGTATTTTTCATTGTTCGACATTTTCACATACTCCGTCTAGACACTTTAATGAAAGGTTTTCGCAGTCCAGACAATATGGATTTGTCTGGAAAAAATCATACGTTTCACATGGGTGCATGCAATCACTGCAGGGAATGTTCTGTGGGTTCCTGCTGCATGGTGTAGGGATTTCGCATACTGCTGCCATCACAATCCCATTCCTTTTGCAAACAACATAAGCAACAGAATTGCCAGCAGGAAGTTTGAAACCACAATAGCAAACAGCCACCCTTCGCTGACTGTCCACAGCGTTCTGCCAAGTTTCAGCACCGGCTTCATGTTGTGAAGCAACTGAATTGCATTATCATAGCCTTTGCTGTCGGTCACGTGCCACACAATGTTTGTGGTTCCAGATTTAACCGATATTTCCACTGCTGTATATTCTACAGGCTCGCCATATTCGTTTTCCATTTTACGCACCCAACTTTAACCACTTGGTTTCTGCACCAAAAGTGTTCAGCCACTGCAGTTCTTTGCGTTCCTGTCGTGACAGCTTCGATTTCGTGAACGTGCGCTTGGTGTAAAAACGGTTTGCTTCAACGCGCTGTTCACAGTTCATACAAGCAGGCGATTCAACAGAAAATTCCACGCCTGCACATCGTGCCTTATTTAGTCTGCACATTGTTTGTTCACTCCTTTTTCAATAAATATTGTATTACAGCATTAATGGTCGGAAAGCACTGATAAAGTTTAATTCTCTGTAAATCATTCCACGTGTCAGCACTTACGCGCAATGATTTTTCTTTGGAATGATCATAGTTTGGAATTTTTGGGTGCAATTTGCTGTGGCACGATTTGCACACACTGATTTGGTTTTCTGGTTTGTTGTTTTTGTAGCTCAAATGGTGCGCAATATATGCTGGCGCACCACACAAGACACACGTGTTTTTGTCACGCTGCAATACAATATGCCTGTTCTCATTTGGCATAGTCCATATGTAGATACATCTTTGTATATAAATCTATCAAATCTATTCTCATTCCGCGTGAGAATAAACAAACCAGCAAATAGTGCGCCACAGCGCACTTCTTAAAGTGTCATTTGGAAAAAAGAAAGAAGCAGTGGCCTGCTTTTTCAGACCACTTACAAAACCCTATACCTTTGCGTCTGGAAACATAGCTGGAAGCAATCTTATACGCCATCGTTGGCGAAAACCTTCAGCGCAAGTGTCAAAAGTGCGCCTGCAAGCAAAAGATAGCCAGCTTCTGCGCTGGTAACTGTCACATATTGTGGTATGAGAGCCAGCGCACCTATAATGAATACTGCGATCAGCACCCATGACTGTGGACTGCTAATAAATCCAGACCAAGAAAACGTTAATGCCATTTTTATCACCACCTTAAAAGCCAAGTCGTATTGAAACCACGGTTAAAATTAAACCACCAATAATAGTGCCCATTAATCCTATAAGCCACCTTTGCAATTTATCCCTGTCTGCAGCCTGCTGTTTTAATGTGGCAATTGCCAGGGATTCCAACCGATGATCATATTCTTCACAGATTTTTGCCATGTCCTTTTCGTGTTCATCTTTTATTCTGTTTATTTCTTTATTTCCCGCCTCACGCAGAGTAGAAATTTGGCCTTTAATTCCATCAAGTTTGTCGTTCAGTGTGCTTGATAAATTATTAAATGCGTTCACCATTGATGCAATGTCACCATTCTGCCGCCGTTGCCAATCAGTAATTCCTGCAATCCGTTCACCAATCGCAGCAACATCAGTGTGTGCATTTTGCGCAACCTGCCGTATTTCTTTTACAACATCTTCCAATGCAGCCAGGCGCAATTTGGCTTCCAATGTTGCATCCGCGTGTGCGTCATCACGTCTTTTTAGTGCTGGTTCGTTTTCTGGCATTTGTCTGTTTCACATTCAACTGTTTTTCGTGCAGTGCCACTGTCTTTTCAAGTTTTGCCAAGCGCTGTTCAACCGTGTCAGCCTGACGCACATTTATCACGGTTGGCGGCGCTGGTGGTTCTTGTGTTGATGCAAGCAGCGCGTCAACATCTTCCTGTGTTATCCCTGGATATTTCTGTTTAATCATCAGCGTCCTGCCTAATAATGATAAAAGCTAGTATCACGAAGGAAATATGGTGTTAGCATTATTCGTGAACCAACAGTGTTGCTGGTATCACTTAGCCCCAATACATTGTTTAAACAAAATATTCCACCATTCGTTCCAGATGAAGCAGCATCATATGCGCCGCCAACAACCAAAAATCGTTCTGCTGCTGTGGTTCCAGCAGTGTATGTGTCACACCAGTATGTGTTGGCAGAACCTGTAACAGTAGCTGGCCAAAATGGCATCCATTCTGCTTCGTGATAGCCTGCATCATATGACATCGCATTAATATATCCAGAAGCTGTCAATGCACCAAGTCCTGTCATTTGATATTGTGTGTTCACGGTTGGGTTTACCAGTTGCGCTGTGCTGTAGTCAGCCAGCGCATCCCACGTTCCTGCACCAATTCCCTGTTGGTTATAGCGCACCCACAAATTCCTGTTTGTGTCAATTTCGTGCGCATCCAGCATTGTCCACGTATTGCCCCAAAGGTTTTCAACACCACGATACGACATTGCATATATAGGGCCAGCAGCAACCTGCACCTGTCCAGACGCGTTGCCCAAATCAATATTGTGATAGCTGCCATTTGTCATCGTGTATGATGAAGTCCAACCAGTGTATTGTCTGTTTGCGCCAGTGTTTATTCCAGCAGACAGCCCACCACGCGCTGTTGATCCTGATGGTGTTTGGCAGTTCAGGTTCGCATATTCAATAAGATAAAGCCACTGCAGCGCACTCCACGCCTGAAGATCAAGCAATTCGTATCGCTGCACTGTGCCGCCACCCTGTGCGGCACCCATCAGGTTTGCACCATTCCTGCAGCCAGCACGTGCCGTTGATATTGTTGGTGCGTTGTTTGCGCCAGAATACAGAACACCGTTTGACAGCCATCCTTCATATGCGCCAATCATAATGTAGTCAATCGGATTCTGACCGCGCAGAAACGCAGGGTGCAGCCGGTAATCCTGCATTGGATATGGAGAAATCCAGTTGTATCTGTAGTTTCCTGACACATAGAATTTATACCAGAACTTCGGCACGTAAACAAAAATTTTTCCCATTCCGCTGCTGTCTGTGTATGTTAAATTTCCATAATCGTCAATTTCGCCATGAAATGAATCAATGTCGCTGGCAATATTAACCATCGCGCGCTTCATTCCGCACCAGGGCATCAGCCCATCGCCACCTGTTGGCGCGTTTGCATCTTCATCAAACGTGTCAAATGATGAAACATAAGGACTTGCTGCAGTATTTACGTGAAATATTGCATCCACTGCCGCGCCTTCCAAATAGTTGCCATATTTGTCATACATCACGCGTGTGACTGAAGCGCCAGGATCAGGATTTGTTGTGTCTATCTTAACACCAACGGCAACCTGCGGCCTTTTGCTGTCATAAGAAACATACCGTGTTGATTGATTCGCCATTATTTCCAATTCCTGCCAATTTCACCAAGTTGCCACCTGTTTTCTGTTGCAAATGGCATTGGTCGTGTCCAGTTAAATTTGAACGCATCGCACACAATTGGCGTGATCACTTCACCATCAGGCGTGAAGTCCAACTTCACTTCACGAATCAGGTCTGTCAGTGTCATATTTTCCAACTGCACTGACACTTTACAACCCAACCGGAATTCGCCACTTAGATTTGCCAGCGTGCCAAATACTGCCATGTCTGATGGTTCCAGATCAATGGTTGCGGTTGCATTATATTGCTTCAGTTTCAATTCCGCATTTGTTTTATCTCGCATCCACGCAACAATCTGCGCCTTTGTTGGATTGCCGCCACCCGTTGCTTCTGTCTGCACGCTGCCTGTATCAAAGAATTCTTCGATCCTGCCAACAGACGCACCAGCGTGGTTTGCAGCGCCACCATATAAATCATATATCGTGTTGTTTTGTGTTGTGTGATACAGTCTATAGCCAAGTTCACTGCTGACAGCACCAGTTGATGGATCAATGTCTGGCCCACCACCAACAATCATTGTGGTTTCCGGCTTCTTTTCCTGATATTCAAATGAACGCACAGTGCCAAGATCAGTGCCAAATGTAACGCGATCAGTCATATCTGTGGCACAATACATTATGAACCAATATCTGTATGCGCCAGTTTGGGCCAGATATTGGACATCAAAGCCCAAATCTGCATCCAAATAATTATATGCAGCAGTCCCTGTTGACATCTGACTAGCCTTTTTGACCATTTCATATGCGGTTTCCCATCTGGCCCAATATTCTATATTTTGCCCAAATGATGGATTGTGACCAATTCCAGAATTGAAATATGGTATTTTTCGCCACGATGTTGGTTGGCCATCGCCAAAGTAATAATACAACATTCCATTTGCAACAGTTTCCACTGGTTGGCTGTCATAACCACAATATCTGGCATAGCCATAATAATAGCTGTCCTGCGAAAAGAAATGCTGCCAATCAGGTTCGACCACGCGCGCCTGCAACAACCAAAGGTCTGACATCCCTGTTAATTCCAGCATGTCATCGCCACCTTTCCACGTGCGTGTGGCTTCTGTTATAGGGCCAGCTATCAGTGGGTTTATTTCGTTATTCCGATACGCAGCAATTGCAAATTTTGTTATTGGATCTGTGGGTGCTGGTTTAAAAACGCTGTTGAATTCTGCATATGGCATCGTCAGTGACCAGGTGGACATATCAGCCCATTTTTGATCAACATGAAATTCTGTCCATTTTTCGATATAATCAAAAAGCGTGCCGTCCTGCATGCTTCTTCCCCAAATCTGAATGCTCATATCAGAATTAGATGTTGGTGCGTCAGTCATATGCCATTATACCTGTTTATCCATCTGAAAGATGCCCATGCGGAATCATCGCGCGCGTTCTGAATGGTTGCAAATGAAATTCTGTTTTCCCCTGGAACCAGATTAAAGTTTATGCTGCTGGTAGTCCATAGGTCACAATACGTGTTTCCATAGCTGCGTGGCAGCGCGTTTTTCGCAAAAATCCAGTGCAGCACACAGCAACTTCTATATCCTGGCCTGCAGTCAATATACAACCTGGCGTTCAAATTAAGATAACTGGTGGCGATTTGCCCATATCTTATTTGCTTTCCAGTGGTTTCGTTATTTATTATAATTTGATTAATATAATTAGCACTGCCACAGGCAATTGTGATTATTGGCCACGTGTCAACATCACCATCATTATACACAACCTGTGGTCGTAGCATAGCGCCATTCGGATTTGTCCATTTCTTTTCAGTTTCAAGTGGATCATACCAGTATGGAGAATGGCATATAAATGTGAGGATGAAAATTCTGGTTCTGTAGTTGCCAGTTTCGCCACTTTCCTGGAATGACATGCCTTCCTTATAATGGCAATTTATCAGCCTGGTCTTTGGCACATCGTCACCAGTGACCACCTTTATTTTGCCTTCACCACGCAGTGGATCAAGTGAATATTCAAGCAGGCGCAAATTATCACGAAAATCATCAGCATCTGAACCCTTAACCGTAATAGGAAGCGTGATTTCACGCGAATCAGTGTTGATATTCTGGACAATTTCACCTGGATATGTATAAACCTTTTTTGTGGTGTAGGCAAATGGTGGCATATGCCTGCCGTCAATGCCCTGGCGCACTTCAAAGTTCACGCCATCTGTCAGATCGAGCGTGCCGCCTTCTGGTGTTACAAAATAAATTTTTTCATCACTAGCCATATTGCGCACCCTGCATTGCTTCTGCTTTCTTGAACAGCTTCATTATTTCTGCTTCAGTTATCGGCTGCGTGACCAATCCAGACAAATTGATGTGATAATGGTTGACAGGGCCACCATTGCCAGTTCCACCTTCAATTGGTATTCTGCCATGTTGCAATGGAATAAACGCTTCCTGTCCACCTGGATTGTCACCAGCCAGCACCATTGTTGGCCCACGTGTAACAAATCCACTGGCAGCAGAAACTATTCCACCAGCAGCTAAATGCAGTGATGGCATTGCTGGCCAACTGAATGATGGGAATGGTGGCCAACTGAATCCTGGCATTGGTGGCCAACTGAATCCTGGCAACGCTGGCCATCCAGGGAATCCAGGCAGTGGTGGAAATCCTGGAAATCCTGGCAGTGGTGGAAATCCTGGAAATGCTGGCAGCGCCGGAAATCCTGGAAATGCTGGCAACGCTGGAAACCCTGGAAATGCTGGCAGCGCCGGAAATCCTGGAAATGCCGGCAGTGCTGGAAATCCAGGGAATGCAGGCAGTGCTGGAAATCCAGGGAATGCAGGCAGTGCTGGAAAACTAAATGCTGGCCACGCAGGCAGCGCAGGCAGCGCAGGGAATGCTGGAAGTGCTGGAAATGCTGGCAGTGCTGGAAATGCTGGCAGTGCTGGAAATGCTGGCAGATGAATGTTTGTGAAAAAGTTGGTCACGCCACTGAATGCAGACGTTACTGCGCCAGACAACTGTGCGCCAACACCACTGAACCATGCAGCAACGCCAGCGCCTGCGCTGGTCACAGCACCCATTAATGTCGCACCAACGCCACTAAACCAACCCATGACAGCAGCGCCAACACCACTTAATGCACCCAATACGATGCCGCCAATCTGAGCCCACATGCCAAAGTATGCCTGCAGTCCTGCCATCAACAACCCACCAAGTCCAGACAGTGCAGATGTGATTGCATTTAATAGCGCGCTTCCAATTGAACCCCAATCAACACTGGCCAGCAGCATTGGAATTGCCAAGAACGCAGTTGTGAATGCCTGCAGCAATGCCATTCCCACAGCACCCCAATCAACGCCTTCCAAGAATGATAAAATTGATGCACCTAAGCCTGCCAATGCCGCCAGGATGCCTGTGGCGATGCCACCCCAATCAATGCTTTTCAGCAAATTTGCTATAGTTGAAAATGATTCTTGGAATACCTTAATAATGGTCTGGCCAACGCCTGCCCAATTTATGCCTTTGATAACGTTTATGGCTTCCTGGAAGCCAGTTTTTAACAAATCGCCAACTTTGCCAAAATCGCCAGCAGAAAATGCTGCAGCTAACTGTTGCACCCAACCAAGCAGTTGCTGCACGCGCTGCATAATTCCAGAAACCGCGTCACGAAAAGTGGCAGACGTGGCGTATAATACCAAAAATACTGCAGCAATCGCGGCAACTATCGCAATCACAGGCAACAGAATTCCTGCCAGTGGTGCTAGAACCGCAACCAGTTCACTTCCACTGCTGGCAGCGCCTGCTATTTCAGGACTGAATGCACCCATTGCACCCATCACAACGCCACCACCTTTCAGTGCAGATGTTGCGCCTTTGCCGCCAATGCCTGTCAATTTTGACATTTTGCTTAATGCTGTCATTTCTTTACGCGAATCGCGCAGCTCGCTTTTAAGCTGTGACGCATCAGCAGTGATCATTATTTTCTGCTTCAGTGTGGCAATCAGACCTTTTGCTTCAGTATCAGTGGTGCGCAAATCACCCTGCAGCTTGGACATTGATGTGAAACCCATGCTGCCGCCAGTTTTAGACAGTCCTGCTGCGTCTGTTTGCAGTTGTTTCATTTCACGCGAAGCCTGCTGCAATTGTGCCATTCCTGTGACGTTCACGGCAACGTCTATCTGTGAACTGTCAAGATTGCTTATTGTGCTTTCCGCGCTGTCCAAATCTGACGTGTCAACTGATGTTGCAACGTCAATGGTTGATGTTCCAATTGAATTAATTGTGGATTCTGCGTCTGTTAATTGTGATTCGTCAACATCCGTGACCACATTAATGGTCGAATCTGTAAGTGAATTGATGGTGCTTTCTGCGTCAGTGATGCCACTGGTGTCAACATCCGTGGCAACCGTAACCGTTTTGTCGCCTAATGAATCAATTGATGTCTGCAAATTAGATATTGCAGAATCGTCAACGTCACTGATGCTTAATTGAACTGCCAAATCAGCAATAACATCTGCCATAATTCATCATTCAGGCACGTCAAAAATTGAAAACTTTTCTGTTGGCCTGCCAGATTTTGCCCTGGCAGCTTCGCGTTTTCTTTCGCGTTCTTGGTCTGCAGCTTTTATTTTAAAATACGCAACCCATTGTGTCAGTTCATAACTGTTGGTATTTTGGCATAGCTGTGTAAACGTCATATGCAGTTTTTCTGCCAATGAAAATAAAAAATGAAGCTCGTCATGTGCTTTCAGTTTTTTTCTGCTTCATCAACACCGTCCAAATCCAAACCTGAAAGTTTTTGAATGACAACAGCCAGGCGTTCAAGTGGCGCACTGTTTTTGGCTAGAAGTCCTGCCTTATGCGATTGTGTGAAAATTCTGCTGTTGGTTGCTGGATTATAAGCGCCGAGAATCACAATATCTGCGCTGGTGCTTTTTGTTTTAACTTTGTTCGTTTTTCCATCAACTTCAAGCATTCCACTAAGAACAGCACGATCAGCACCAGATAGGTTTTTGCACAATATTTTCATATTGTTCCATTCTGGAACCGTCACAATCTCTGTTCGTTCATCGTTTATGTTCAGAATTTCTTCTGCCATATTGCTGGTTGTTTTTTCTACCAAAATTTATCACCAAATGACATTGCGCAGGTTGCTATTTATAATCTGCTTATAACGTGGCCATCTGCATCAGAAGCGCCAGACCAACCAATGGTTTCTTCCAACATTCCATCAATAGCGTCTTTCAGTTCCTGGCTGTCAATTTCAGCCCACGCTAACAAATCATATATTGGCGTGTGAAACTTTATTGCCACCACTGCATCTGCCAGCATTTCAGTTGTCCAATATGGCGTTAGTGACAATGATGCAATTTCTGTTGGATCATAGAACGTGCCAATTGTGCCATTCACGTCTGAAACACCACGTGCCAGCGCCTGATAATTCTGATTAAATGGCGTTGTTTCTGTGGTCTTTGGCTTAATGCTCAGACTGAAATCTTTCGCATACAGCAGTTGGCCCATTGGCAAATATTTTCCAGTGATGTTTATTGGTTCGTTTCCTGTTTGATCTGAAGCAAACGTAAGTGTTCCAGTTAAACGGTTCACTGTGTAGTTGCCACTTCCGTTGGTCGAAACAGCATATGTTGGACTTAAAACCTGTTTTGCTGCTGCCGTGATCTGATACACTTTGTGCGCGCTCAGATTCGTGCAAACTTCATTTGTCAGCGTTGCAGCAGTTCCTGATGCGTAAATGATCGCGTGATGGCCTGCAGTAATTGTTGCTGCCATATTGTGCCACCACTGTTTAAGTTATAACCACGGCAGAACTTGATGCGTTGCTTACATTATACGTTACTTCAACATAGCCATCCACAGCGTCTTTGATCTCTATGCTGTCAACAACTGCTTTGAATTCAACGGCAGGCGTGCTGGCGGTCAATAGGACTTTCACATACAAATCTGTGTCAGAAACCATGTTTGCCCAAAAGAACGCCTGGCCAGTTGCACCTTTTTCCAAAAAGCCTGAAACTACTGCAGAAACGTCTTTGATCCCTGGCGCACGTGCAATATACACAGGCGCTGAAGCAGCAAATTCAGTTACGTCAACGCTTTTGCCATCAAACTTTAATGACACATTGTTGATATGCTCAACAACCTGCGTTGGCGTAGCTGCCGCTGCCGCCTTTACCGTTGGCTGATTCCCTTTCGTTATAGCCATTATTATTTCACCTTATCCATTTGTTATAGGGCCAGTGGACTGTGCTGAAACTGAAATATCAACTGTGCCATCTGGCGTTGTTTTTATGTCAATACCATCAACCACAACCTGTGATTTGATGAATTTTGTTCCATCATACAGGAATTTAAACCACAGTTCAGCACCATTCGCTGCATTGTCCATGATTATTACCTGGCCAGTAGTATCGCCATAATCGTCAAAAAATCCGTCTGCGGTGTATTCAATATGCTGCAATCCTGTGATCCTGGAAACATATTCCTGCGCACTGCACGTGAACACGGTGCTGTCAATGTTTTTCATAATGAACTTAGCACCAAGCGAATTCATTTGTGCGACTGCGTTGTATGCGCCAGCACCACCTGCAACATTTGAAGCCTGCAGGCAGCCCAAAATTCCTTTCGTTATTCCTGCCATTTTCTTTTCCCTTTTAAGATTGCGTCACGTTAATTGCCAAAGAAACAATTCCGTGATAATGAACCATGTCTGCATCGCGCAGGATGTTGGAAAAATCAACAGTAGTGCGCACGTGACTATATCCTGTGATTGTTAATGGCTGATTGTCCAGCAGTTCTTTGATGTGTGTAATTATATCCGCGCATTCTTTCCTGCCACGATAAACAGACCACACATGCAATGTATATGTTACGCGCTGGCCATATTGATCGCCCAAACAATCCCACGGTGTTTCAGTCGGATTGTCTAAATGAATATAAGGTTCCAGCGTGCCTTCTGGAACGAAATCATATGACGTGCAACCGTGGACTGTCACAATATCGCTGCCGTTTAGCGTGTCCAGGATTTCCTGGCCAGCTTCCAGAATTGCAGATTCGCGTGTTTTCGTCATGATTCTGTCAGCCTGCTTCTGATATAGTCTGCCACCTGGCTGCGCGATTCTTCAGTTCCATTTTTCATATAGAAAACGCCAGGCACAAAACTGCCACTGCGCGTGTGGTGGCCAACTTCAACATAATAAGCATAATCAGTATCTGGCGAAACCTGCACTTCGGTGTCACTGATCTGTTCAACGTGAATGCTGCCGCGCAATTTTCCTGTCTTAACTGGTGCGTTCTGTTTGCACGCAGTGGCCAGCAGTTCACCACCTTCATACAGCGCGGTTGCTGCGTTGGCTTTTATCTCGTCAACTTTTGCCTGTATGACTGCAGTGATGTCTGATTTGTTAAGTGCCACTTTTATTTTCATCAGCGTGCAGGTTCCACCTGTTCAACACAAAACAATATCATAAACAGGTTTTTGTTTTCAACATTGTTAATGTTCAAAATGTTCATCATTCGCGTGCCGTGTTTAACCCAATTCTTAACTGTCACATCTGAATTATACCAGGTTGTGATTTTCCAATATGCGTGCGCTTCAATTTCACCTGCCGTGAATGATTCACCACCAATTGCTGCCGGCATTTTCGATGGCGTTTCAATTGAAGCCCACGTGTTGGCAATCGTTGTATCTGTTGGTGCTGAAAAGCCACCATAGCCATCGCTGGTTTCGCCTCTGGAAATGAAGCTTATCCGTTCGTCAAATCCAGAAAATGGTGGCACAGAAGGTTGCATTGGCTTCTGTGCTGGTGGCTGTGCAATCGTCATAAGTAAATCCTATATGGCTGCAGTTTCGTGATCACATCTGGCGGCAGCACGCCAGTGGTTCCCTGTGTGTAGAAATACGCGGCGCATTCAGTTATGGCATCAATGATGTCCTGTGGAACATCCGCCACATCATCACCATATCCACCAACATATTCAACAAGCATTCCATTGTGCTGCCTGCAATATCCCCAAACTGCGCCAACATTTAGCACAGCCCTGCCTGGTTCTGTGTAAACGTCAGCATAATAACTGGTGGACAATTGTGTGTGTGCAGCGCCAACATCGTTGAATGTCTTTATTGATGTGATTGATTGCAGTGGAGGACGTGGCAGCATTATGTAGTCATAATTTTTAAACACTGCAGAATAGTCCAACATCAATTCCCATGATTGCGTGATGAACGCACGCCTGGTGTAGTTTTCTGCCATTATGCGCGCAGACGTGGCCATTTCTGAAAGCCTGTCGTTATAATCAGACGAATCCAGGCGCAGGAATGTCTGCACGTCTGTGCCATCCACCAGTTCAATTGCAGGTGGCGTTTTAATTTTTATCATTTAAACAAACTTCCCATATGATGTGCTTGGCGTAACTGAAAAGGAACCCTGATAAACAACTTCTTCAATTGATGCCAGAATTGTTCGCGCTTCGTGGTAGAAGGTCACGCCGCCTTTATCGTCTGTGTCACCTGGAACCAGATATACAGAAAATTGTCCAGCAGGGCCATCTGTTATCTCGATTTTCGCAATATCTGTGGTGGTTTTTGTTATCACTGGTTCGCCTTCTGCAGACAGTGTGGCCACCCAAACAATGTCTGCATCTGAAATATCAACGGCAATGAAGTTTGCATTCTTAACCGTAAACCGAAGTTCACGGCTGGTTCCTGCAATCATAGCAAAATCAACTGTCATGTTTTACACCTTATATATCCAACCAAACGCGTTTCTGGCAAAATTCCAACCATTCCTGAATGGTCGTCATATATAGCAGCAAAATCTGTTTCAACGGTTTCTGTTGCATCGAATTCAACAACGCCTGGAATGCTGCCATCAAATGTTGATGTGACCGCTTCACGTGCTAATATTGCCGTAATGTCTGCATATATTCCACCAAGAACGGCAACCAAAATTTCAGAACCATCAAAATCAACTTCTGGTTCACAATATGGAACGTTTACAATTTCGCCATATATATCTGGAATTAATGCAACGGCAGTTGCTGCCGCCACAGCCGCGCCAATTTCAATTCCCTGATATTCTGTGATTTCTGGCGCAACTGCTGCCGCAATAGCTTCTGCAGCGACAGCGTCAATAATTACATCAGCCCACGTATCACCATCAATCGTAGGTGCGAACGCGTCTGCCGTTGCTGCCGCAACTGCTGCAGCTATGGCCACGTTCATTGCTGATGAAACAACCGGCGCATATACTTCTGCGATGGCTGCCGCAACTGCTGCTGCGATAACAGAACTTGTTGAAAGCGTGGGTGCGTTTGCTGCTGCTGCTGCAGTTGCCGCAACAGCGCTTAATATGTTATTTGTTGTCAGCCCTGGTGCGATGCCTGCTGCCGTTGCAACTGCCTTAACTGCAGGAACGTTTGCGCTTCCGCTTGGAACTGGCGATAACGCAGCAGCAACTGCTTGTGCAACAACTGCAGAAATTCCTATTCCGCTTCCTGGAATTGGTGCAACTGCTGCAGCAACTGCCTGCGCGGCAACTGCTGCAATTCCAGCGCCGCCACTTGGAACTGGTGCAATCGCTGCTGCTGTAGCTGCTGCCTTAACCGCTGTGACGTTGGCAGCACCACTTGGAACTGGTGCAATTGCTGATGCAACGGCTGTTGCTACTGCCGCGTTTATCAGCGCATCGACCACCTGTTGTGTCGTTATAACTGGTGCAGGCGCGGTTGCCGTTGCCTGTGCTCGCACTGCTGTCACGCCAGCAGCACCACTGGCCACTGGCACAGGTGCTGTTGCCGTTGCTTGTGCGCTCGCAGCAGACACACCTGCTGCACCACTTATTGTTGCACCACTTAATGGTGTGGTGTATCTCCACGCTTCTGCAACAAAATTTGTGTGCTTTTCTGCAGGTGTTAAAATCCTTGTATGAACACGCACCAATGCTGTTTTACCAACAAATGGCCAACCACCCCAATTGCCAACTTGGAATAATGCGTCTGCAGCAAACGCTGTTGGTGTTCCAACCACGCCTGTGTAACACGTATAATCAACATCATTCACCGTCAAAGAAGCAGTGCCACCATTAAATGCTGGTGTCCATGAGAAAAATAAATGATACCACACACCAGAACTGACAGTGAAATTGTGACTAGATGAAATATAATTGCTCCAATCGGGTGCAAGTTTTATCGCATAGCCATTCACACCACCTTGGTCTGGTCCACTTAATAAAAAGAATTCACCCAAACCATTTGTGAAAAATGGCAAAACACCATTTGAAGTAAGTGAATCTAAACGAAAAATAATTTCAACCGTATGTGCGGAATTTACTATTGATGATCCTGATGGAAGTGAAATTATATCATCTACAGCATCAAAATGAAAACTGGTTGCACCACTTGGAAGCACTTCAAAATCATTGTCTGTGGTAGTTCCATTATATGCACCAGATCCTTTGTTGATGACAGTCGTTCCAGTTTGTGGCCAATCGCTCAATTTTATAACACACGCATCTTCAACAGGTGCTGACACACCAGCAAGTGAAACAGCCCTGGCAGGAATTGCAGACACACCGGCCGCACCACTTACTACAGGAACACCTGCAGCAGATGCTGCTTGTGCTCTCACAGCAGTCACGTTTGCAGTATAATCAGTTCCAAAGCAGAGATAACAGATTTGTGTTGACACTGCGCTGTTCGTGGCCCAATGCGCCGTGAAACTGTCGTTTGTAAATGTCGTCAGCGTTCCATGTGCTTCGTCTGTCATTGCGTCATTATCTGCAACAATAAGACTGCGTGCTGATTCAAATGTTTGTTTGGCATACGTGGTGGTCACGCCTGTTTTATCACTCACTGCAAACGCACAGTTGTTGGTTCCATCGCCAGCGCCAACGGTTCCACGATGTCCTGTGAAATGTGACGTTGATGCAGCATGTGAATCAGTCGAAATAAGAACAGCCTTTGGCAGTATGCCAGTGGTCGTTATTGTGTCATCGCCAGTAGTGCCGCGTTTTGCCCAATAACCAACCTGGTTTTTCCCACCTTTTATACAAAGGCTGTAATAATACCGCGTTGAATTGTTAGTAGAAAAGTTACATCTGAAACCGTTTGACAACATTGAAACATAACTGGCCTTTATTACCAGTGATGTTGTAACAGCAGTTCCTACAATGAACGCATCAGTCAACTGCATTCTGCCAGTGACTGTGGTGGTTGCAGATTTTGAATATCCTTCACGTGCCCACTGGTTGCCATTGCTGTCAAACGCACCAATGCCTAAAATGTTGTGTGTGTCTTTCGATGTTACATTATCTTCATCATGAATTGTAAGAACAACATCCGGCTGAAAACCCACACTGGTCACATCATATGTGGCGTTCGTGCCTGCCGGCGATTGCCACCTAATCAATGTTGCGTTGGTTATGTCATCGCCACCAATCGCAAGATAGCCAAGATACTGATTTGCAGTCACGGTTGACCACGTTAATGTGAAGCCATCAGAATTAAACGCACAGGTGGCAGGCGAATAAATCGTATTGTTCCATACAATGCTGTATGCGTTTGTGTCAACGTTTCTGTATTCACCGGCAGTTGTTGATGCGTCTATGGTTGTTATGCCCACACAATAACTGTTGTCGGCAACTATTCCTATTGAAGCATCAAGTTGGCTTGACCAACCAGTGGCAGTTTCACCAACACCAAAAAGAATCACAACCTTTGGTTGAAAGCTGGTTGTGATTTTTTGAGTGCCGCTGCTACCTGGTTGCTGAAAATATCCTACCTGTGAAAAATAGGATAGGCCCATTTCTCACATCACGAAGCAGCGATGGTTGCTATTCCTGCCGCATCCCACGTTATTGTGAACGCACCATTTGAAGATGAAAAGTTTGCACCAAAGTCAATATAACAAATCAGTGGCGAAGTTGATTGCGTGCCAGTGTCTTTATACACAATCGCATATCGCGCGTTTGGAATTGTTGAAGCAGCCCACGTGGTGGTTGCCGCGCTAAGTTTCAGTGTATGAGTAGCAACAATGGCTGCAGTTTTGGTTCCTAATGCCAGGCCACCTGCAGCATAAACAGAATATCCTGAAACTTCATTGGCTGCCGGTGTTGAAACAAATTCATCCGTGTCTTGATTTGGCGTGTATGAAGATGTGCAAAGCATCACCTTAATTGTGTCTGTAAGAAAATCCGTGTATCGTGTGGTTTCTGATTCAGTAACACCGCCATATGAATGCGCGGCAGCTAATGAATACCAGTGCGCGGTTACTGTCATTTATCATCACCAGCAACTGGTGCGTGTGCTTTTGCGCCTAACTGCGCAGTGGGTGCACCAATGCAAACATCAACGTGTTCGCCTTCGTCATCTGTTCTTTTAATTTGGGTTGCTTTCCCTGTTTCCATTTTAATCACCTTTGAAATACGAAACGCAGCGTTCTGTCTGCATCCTGCGTGGTTGGCCCACTGGTTGTTCCACTGCGCACTTTCACAAATCGCCACGGTGTAAGATACGTTTCCGTGGTTTCGAGCGTGTAAGCATAACCCTGCGCGCGTGTGCCTGTAGCAATCAACGTGCCAGCTTCGTTGCGCAGATCAACAAACGTGCCGTCATACGTGGGTGCAACCTGGAATGATAAGACAGCACTGTTAAACGTTGCTGGCATTATCAAACCCATCCGTGTTGCGCCACCACCAAAATCACAGACATCTGACTGATAGCCAGACGCTGCTGGAATTACGACATCAACATACCATTTGTAAGGCATCCTGTTTTCCCTCAGTTAAGATATAGAAAAAGGAAAGCCACAGATGGTGGCTTTTCCCTAAAGTGTTTTATGCGTGCGTGTAGAACGTTCTGCGCGCGTGCATCTGAAGTGTCTGAAGGCCAAATGTTGCAGTCTTTGTTCCTGTGGTGCATTGAAGTCGTATCCAACGCGCACAGCCAGCATATTCAATGATATACATTTTGCCTTCGTCAGCGTTTGCCGTTTCTGTAATAACGCCACCAGTGATTTTGGTGTTCGTATCATCAGATCGAACAGCAATGACGTTGGCCGCGTCAGCAGCCGTTCCAGCATCCGTTACGCTAACATCCGTTTCATAAACCTTAAACACATAATCAGGCGTGTTGCCAATTGTGTTCACTGTAAGCAGGAACATATTGGTTTCAAATCCCTGTGTATCCAGGTTAGTTGTCGTGTGCGCAGTGTTAAAAGCGGCAGCGTTTGCAACCGATTGCGTTTCAAACTTCACGCCAAATTTCATTCTGCGCAGTTCATCTTTTTGTGACATAATCAATTATCCTCTGTTTCTTTATCATCATCAATTTGAATCAATCGGTTTATTACTTCGATTGCACCAACGCAGGCATTTGCGCCTGCCAGGTGCTGGTCTTTTCCATTTTGATATTCCTGAAGTAAGTCAACCAATTGTTCTTTGGAAATCATGCATCCGCCCACAATGGTATTCTATATGGCGTTGTTCCAATGTAAACGCGCATCGAAAGTTGCTGCGCTGCAAACGCTGGCGCACCAGTTGTATATGCCGTCCCTGCAGTTAATCCACTAACAGAACCAGCACCTGTGCATTTGATTGCAGGGTTCGTTGCACCACCATCAAGTGTCAGAAGGCCAGTTGTTGCAGTTATGACAGCTTTGCTGCTGCCTACAGTCACGTCACCAGTTAAGGTTGAAGCGCCTGCAACAATCAGCGCGCCCTTCATACTCAACGCGCCAAGTGCCGTCATCGTTGCACCTGTGCTGGCATATCCTGCGCCAAACGTGGTTGCGCCACTTAGAGTTGCAGCACCAGTTATGGTTCCAGCACCAGTTATGGTTCCAGCACCGTCAACTACGAGCGCGCCTTTAAGTGAAAGCGCGCCAAGTGCCGTCATCGTTGCACCTGTGCTGGCATATCCTGCGCCAAATGTGACAGCGCCAGTTAGGACTGACGTGGTGTTTACCAGCAATGACGTGCCTGCAGTTAGTGTTCCAACAGAAGCCACGTTGCCTGTTAGGTCAACCGTTCCTGTTGGCTCAATAGTGATGCTGTCACCACCATTGTCAAAATAAACATCCGTTGTGTGTGTCACGATTTTTCACCAACTTATATTGATATGTCCAAAACTACATATGCAAGTTCATTGACAACGCCACCACCAACGCCAAGCCGCTCTGTAAACAGACTGACTGCGCCTTTGGTTGTGATTTCATCACGTATCGTGTAGATGCCAGGGTTGTCAACAATCGTGTATGCTTCCTGGAAATCTCCATATGCAATTGGCATTTGATTAACGCCATTAACAGCAGCTTTTACATCCTGCATTGCTGGAACATATACAATGGGTTTTCCAAACAACATATCAGTGGATTTGCCCATAACTTCAGACGAAATGCCATATTGTGCCTGAACATTTTCTTCAAGCATATATCTGCCCATTCCGTCCTGGAACTTTCGCAGAACTGCTTTGGTTGCCCTGTTCATAATCCAACACGCGTTCTGTTGGTATTGCTCAGGAAGGGTTTCTTGAACATCAATCAGCGTGTCAAAGTCTGGAACAGTTGCAGCCGCGCCACTGTCAACTTCAACAACAGACGTGCCACTTTCATTCGCAGCAGTTAAGATGCCTTCAGGTTGGCCAGCGCCGGTTCCTGTTAAAAACGCAACGCCTTCCAGATATGCCATGTATTTGGCAACCTTTCTGGTCATCCATCCTTCAACGTCAAAAGCAGCAATGCGCGCCATCTTCTGCGTCATTATCGGCATCGCATACATTGGATGTGTTGGAATGCGCATTTCTGTCAGCGTCATATTGTCTGTTGCTGCACGCGTGCCGCGTTCGGATGTCCAACCAGCAGGCATAGTGCCAGCTTCACCAAGCATAACCAATTCGTCACCATTGCGCAGTGTTTCAACTGAACAGATGTTGCGCATTGGAGAAAGCAGCAAAATCTTTTCAATAATCCTGTTTGAAATGGTAGGGGTAAGCCAGAAACCACCAGTGGTTAGATCGTTGGCGGCAATCGTCTTTAGATATTCTGGAACTTCCTGTTTGCTGTGCGTGGCCACATACTCTTTGATATAATCAAGCTCGTTGTATTGATAGCCTTTAGTCCACAGCGATTTTTCAAAATCACTGTTCCATTTCATTTCAATGTCATCGTCTTTGTCCTTTCCGACAACGCCAGGTGCTTTGTTAAGCTTGGTTTCGATGGCATCAATTCTGTCCTGGAACGTCTGTTGTCCAGCTTTGAACTGGTCAAAGTCTGTGGACATCTTTTCATTATAAGAAGTCACGCCAGTTTGCAGTTCCGTAATAAGCTGTTCCATTGTCTTTTGTTCAGCCATAATTTATTTCCTCAATAGTTTATTCAGTTCTGTCAATTTCAAAATCAGTTCAGCGTCATCTGCCTTTGCAGGTTCTACAGGTGCAGCAGTTGCAGGCTTTTCATCCGGTTCGTTGTAGTCTGTGCCTGTAACTTGTGTTAATACGCCTTCAATCAAATCGCCTGCCTGATCTAGCAAATCATTTGCCTTTGATAAGTCAGCTTCATTTTTAGTTGAAAGCACCCTACCAGCTTTTATTTCCATTATATCATCAGATTTTCCTGGCGCAGTTTTTCCAAAATCAGCATAGTGCTTTAGCAAATGCGCTTCCGCGCCTTCACATCCAGGCATACCAGAAGCACCTGTGCGTGATCCCTGCAGCGCGCCATATGCAGCAACAACACCTTTCCACACACATGCGTGATCGCCACTGGCCATGTGATGTGGTAGGGCATAGCTGGTTTTGTTTGTTGGATCACCACGAACGCAGGCGCACATTTCTTTAAGTGCTTCAACATCTGCAGCAGCAACCTGGCCTGGTCCATCCCACGCCTGTGTTTCTGGTGCAAGTGGTGTTTTGTGATATGGCAGCGCGCCTTTGTTTTCTATGCCATCACCTTTCACGTCAGTGTTTACTGCTTCAGCGTTGCTTGGGAATGTCACATTGGAAATTTCCATCAGTTTGACCTGTTGCAAATGGTTCACGCCTTCGTCATCTTTGAAAGCCTTTCCATTCTGCATACTGTAACCAATGCTGTTTCCATCAATGTCCTGATTTAACGCAGCTTCATAAGCATCTTTACCCCAAGAAGTTTTCAGATTGTATTTTGCCTGATACTTTAGGCCATAGTCATCTTCCCAAAGTTTGACAATACGACCTGTAGGGCGTTTATAATCGTGCTGCCAAAGGAATTTTATTTTCTTTGGATTTGCCAATGCTTCCTGGAAAGCGCCACGATCAACAACTTCTTTCTGGCTGTCTGTCACGCCATAAACTGAAGCATAACCTTCAACAAATCCTTTTTCATCTGGAACTTCAAGTGGCAAAGAATTGTCTTTATATCTCATTTCTGAATCTGTCATTTGATATAGCCACCACTATCTTTTAAAAATAAGTGAAATAAAAATTAGTGTCACGCATTCTATGTGTGAATTGCACACATATGCACTATATAATTTATTGGAAAAATGGCGTTAAATCGTAGAAACCAGCATGTCTGGTGGTAACTATATACTTTTCAATTATATCCTTACACCACATGCCATTGTGGCCTTCCATCACGTGCATCATAAATTCGAACCAGGGAATAAACGCGCAACGATTGTGCGCACCTTTGCTTTTGATTTCGACAACCAAGTATGCGTTCCTGCCGCTGCGCGTGAAATAATCATCCAGGGCAAATATCTGGTGCGTGCCGTCTGCCGTGTAGTGAAAATTTGATGTCCAGTAAATTTTCTTGGCGCTGGTTGATTTGCATTCAAACCCAAAGTGGCCAATTGGACTGTCAATAATTACATCACACGGCTGCTTATAGTATCGCTGTTGTGGCCAGCGTCTGACATCTGCAGGAATGTCTTTAATGCGAAAATAGTTTTCAAACGATTTGACAATGCTGCGTTCAAAGTTCATTTGATTGCTTCAAACTGAATTCCATGATCGCCAGGATATGGTTTTGTGTGATCGTTCGCGCCACGCAGAATGTCTGCAGGAATTGCATCAAACGCTTTGCACTTCC